AAAACATTGACATCTTTTCTAAGTTATCGGATAGGACATTAAACGACCTCACAACTTTAGGGACTGCAACTTGGAACGATACCGAAATTGTAGATAGTTGGACTGCGACATTTGACCCTACTATCAAATTAACTTATCCGATGTTGGATAGGGGAATGAGTAGATACGGTTGGAATGGAGATGCAAGTTATAATCTAAGCTACAACTACAACGCATTCAAACCTTTCATCTATGTTAAACATTTAGTTAACGCAATATTTGAGGAGGCAGGAGTTAGCTTAGAGGTTGCGACATTTTTTAATACTCCACAATTTGAGAAGATAATTCTTGAGTGCGATGTTGCTAAGTTTCAACTTAATCAAATGGCTAAAGATAATAGTTTAGTCGATGCAAGAACAGCAGGAGGACAATCAATATCTTTAGTAAGTAATGCAAATAAAGCCGATTTAAGTGCAATATGGGGTAAAGCTATTTGGTTTAATACTGAAGTATCTGACCCTAATGGACAATGGAATAATACTAATGGGACATTTACAAAAGTAGGTCAAGGATATATTAATTTTGATATAGAAGTAGTTGCTGATATAACAAATAGTGTAGCAGGTACTCAATATTTTTATCTTATTAAAAAGTCGGGAAGTACTTATAAAATTCTTGAGCCTGTAGGAGTTAAATTAACATCAACAGGGGCAAGTACTATAAATATTAATCTACAAAAGGATACTGATTTGATTTATGCAGGGGAAGAGATTAGATTTTGTGTAGGTAATTTTATTACATCAGGTGCAATAGATAATACTCAAATTACTGCATTTAGTGTTCAAAGTGGCGGAGGTATTTATAGTTTTGATAATGGTCAAATAATATATAATACTACTTTCAACATTGCTGACATACTACCTAACTTAAAACAAACTGACTTCTTAATGGCAATTATTAAGATGTTCAATTTGTATATGAGTCCAATTTATGAGACGGGAGTAGTAATTGAGCCAAGAGATACATACTATACTGATGACATTGTTGATTGGACGGACTTATTGGATACGAGTAAAGACTTTACGATTAAACCTCAGGGACTATTAGAAAATAAAGAAATAGTTTTCACTTATGCAGACAATGGGGATGACTTAAACAAGGATTTTAAACAAGCGACTTCTTTTAACTACGGATATAGGGATTTAATCTTTGATAACGAGTTTGTAAAGGAGACCAAAAAAGTAGAGATACCTTTTAGTTTAATCCCATTAAAAAAGGATGACGATCAAAATGTAATGATGCGAACCATCTTTGATGGTATGGCAATGGAGAAAAGCCCTAAACCAATTATCGCATACTTTGACGGGATGAAGTCAGGTAGATTGAGGTATTGGAATTATAACAATACAACCGCTACCGACTACACAACTTATCCATACGCTGGTCACATCGATGATTTAATTGCTCCTAATTATGATTTAGCATTTGATGTTCAAGACTTTTATTATTATATAACACCGACAACATCGGGAGTAACCACAACGGATAATAACTTATACAACCAATTCCATAAATCACAGTGGGAGCAAATAGGCAATAAAGATAGTAAGTTGGTTGAAGCTTGGTTTAAGTTAAGACCAAATGACATCGCAAATCTTGACTTTAGAAAAACATACTGGGTTAAAGATAATGCTTATCGTTTATTAACAGTTCAAGACTATGACCCTAACGGAAACTCAACAACACTTTGTAAACTTTTAAAGTTCGCTTATCAAGATGCTTTCGTCCCGACTATTACTACTACAAATGGAGGAAATGGACAAGGAGAGAAAGATGGTGGATATAACACAACAAGCGGAGTAATTAAAAAGGGTATTCTTGCAACGGGGGGGAATGTTATAAATGATAACACCAACGGTATAGTAATAACGGGTAACGGGAACAATTTAGGTGGAGATAACGCAAATGTAATTATACAAGGGGATGATAATGTCATCTTACCGGGTATCACTGATGTTGTTTTAATCAATACAAGTGGTTTAACCATTGCTGAGAGTGGGGTACAATACATCGACAATATCAAGGTTGATTTTGGAACACCTGTTAACGGTTATGTTGTGGCTTATGATTCTGCGACCAATTCCGTTAAGTTCACTGCTCCAGGTGGTGGCGGTGGTGGAGATATGTATAAGAGTGTTTACGATACGGATGATGATGGAATCGTAGACAATGCAGAAACTATAAATGTAATAGTAAGAAACTCAACGGGTGCAACATTGCACAAAGGTAGAATCGTTTACTTGCAAGGTTCAACGGGTAACCGACCAAATGCCATCCTTGCTCAAGCAAATGCTGAGTCTACAAGCTCAGGAACTTTTGGGGTGGTGATGGCTGACATTGCGAATAATGCTGATGGCAAAGTTTGTGCGTTAGGTACACTACACGATTTAGATACAAGAAATACTGCACCAAATCCATTCACTTCTTTAGTCCTTGCAGATGGAGATATCGTTTGGCTTGATCCTGCCAATGCTGGATACATCACAAATGTGAAACCATCTGCACCGAATCACGCAGTAAGAATTGGAGTGGTTGCAAGAACAAGTCCGACCAATGGTAGAATAATTTACTCAATAATAAATGGGTTTGAATTAAACGAGCTTCACAATGTGAGTTTAAGTTCTGAGGCTAATAACCAAGTGTTAGCCTATGAAAGTGCAACAAGTCTATGGAAAAATAAAACAATAGCAACATTATTAGGGATGTCAACTGCAGGGGCGACATTAGTAACTAAAGTTGCACCTACACCAATATATAACCAATCAGTCGCACAACAAGGGGCAGGATTCGCAACGGACACATACTTAACGGGTAGTTCTATTGCAATCCCAAATAGTTCACTTCAGGCAGGTTCAAGGTATAAGTTAGTTTTTGATGTTAGCAAAACGGCAGCAGGAACGGCAACACCTATAATAACTATAAGGTTAGGGACTAACGGAACAACTGCTGATACTGCTCGTTTAACATTTACTTTCTTAGCACAAACGGCAGTTGCCGACATCGGTACTTTTGAAGTATGGGTAACATTTAGAAGTGTAGGTAGTGGAACATCTGCAGTGATTCAAGGAACGGCACAATGTAAGCATAGATTATCGACAACGGGGTTACAAAACCAACCAGGCACTACACTTCAAGTAACTTCAGGAGGATTTGATTCAACAGTAAGTAATTTAATAATCGGTGCGAGTGTAAACGGAGGGACATCGGCAGCGTGGACAGTGCAATTAGTTCAAGCAGAACTTAACAATTTAATTTAAAACAATGGCAAAAACTAAAATAGAGGTAGACTTAGTCATCAAGGGTGGCGAGTCGGTAGAACAAGTTGAGAACAAGACCAAAAGTCTCAAAGCTCAGTTAAAGGAAATGAAAGCCTTATTGGCTTCAGGTACTTTAGACAGTGAAACTTTTAATAAACTCTCAAGGGATGCAGGGGAACTTCAAGACAAAATAGGCGATGTAAGTTCAAGGGTTAAAAATTTAGCCAGTGATTCTCAGAAGTTAGATGCTTTAATGTCGGCGGCTCAAGGTTTGGTCGGTGGGTTTGCTGCGGTTCAAGGCGTGGCGGCTATGCTTGGAGATGAAAACGAGGAACTTCAAGCAACAATGGTCAAGCTTCAAGGTGCTATGTCGGCTCTTGCAGGGATTCAGGCGGTTGCTAATACTTTAAACAAAGAGAGTGCATTAAGCACAAACTTATTAGGCAAGGCAAATATCTTCAACTCTATTCAAACGGGTGTTGCAACTGCAGCTCAGACAGTTTATACTGCTGCGGTTGGGGCAAGTACAGGGGCAATGAAAGCCTTTAGAATTGCCTTATTAGCTTCAGGTATTGGGATAGTGGTTGCCTTATTAGGTGCGGCTGCTTATGCTATGTCTAAATTTGGGGCGGATACGGATAAGACAAATGAGAAACTTGAAAGGCTTAAAAAGATTAGAGAGGATTTAAACGAGCAATCTAAAAAAGATTATGAACTTAGAGACGCAAATAGAAAGGCGGCTTCAGATGGGGCATTACAACTTAAGAGAGAACTTGATTTATTAATTGCTAAAGGTGCAACTGAAAAGGAAATCTATGAAGCAAGTAGAAAATTAAAACAAAGGGAAAGAGATGACATAAACGATCAAATTGGGTCTTTAGGGGATAGCATTGAAAGAACGCAACAACTAAAAGACAAAGCCAATGAGATGGATGTTCTCGATGAAGCTTATAAAAAATCAATAAGAGACAAGGCAGAGGCAGACAAAAAGAAATCAGAAGAGGAAGCTAAAAAAAGAAGAGAGCAAGATTTACAAGAAAGAATTAAAAGAGACCAAGAAGCTTTAAAGGATGCTGAACAACTTGCAAAAACCGAAAGGGAAAATTTAGAAGAGTTAGCTAATTTAGATAAACAAGCAAGTGACAAAGAAGAAGAAGACAAAAAAGCAAATACGGCTTTTAATCTTGCGTGGGATATTGAGCAATACAAATTTAATAAAGCTCAGAAAAAGAAAATTGAAGAACAAGCTTTAGCCGATCAAAAAGTAATTGAGGAAGCCAGACTATCAATTATGAGAGATTCATATTTGGTTATTAATAACTTGGGAGAGTTAGCCGTAGGACAACAGTTCAAAAATACTGCGGTAGGTAAGACATTGGCTTTGACTCAAATTGCAATCGATACGGCAATGGCTATTTCCTCATTGACTAAAAACTCTCAAGCCAATCCAACAAACGCAGTAACGGGAGGAATTTCAGGTATTGCTCAGTTTGCTTCAGGTATGGTGCAAATCACTGGTAATATGTTAAAAGCTAAATCTATTTTGAATGGTGGAGGGAATGTTTCAACAGGTGGCGGAGGTGCTTCAGGTTCTGCAATGGGTGGGGGCAATGTTTCAAGTCAACCTCCAAGATTGGATACTTTCCAAAGTAATCGTACACCAATGAACGCAAATCAAAGAGTCTATGTTTTAGAAAAAGATATAACGGATTCTCAAGGAAGAGTAGCGAGGATAAGACATAACGCAACTTTGATTTAAACCTATATTGTACATAGTTTAATTTTAAATATAATATAATCAATGAAGCTACCTTTATATGTTTTAGACATTGACGAAAATCTTGAGGATGAAACTTCAGTTTTTGCCGTTGGTTTAGTTTTGCAACCTGCTATTGAAAGGAATTGGAGAACATTTGCAAGTGAGAAAATCTCTTTTGATTTTGATGGTACTTTAACAACGGGCGAGGGTAAGGCAAAGGCAATGGACTACATAGATGCAGGGGCTGATGTTTATATCGTGTCTGCAAGGTCAAATAAAGAGGGCATGTACGATGTTGCCGACACTTTAGGCATTGACCATTCACACATCTATGCAATGGGTTCTAATGAGGCGAAAATAGCCAAGATTATAGAGTTGTCAATCAGTAAACACTTTGACAATAACCAAGATGTTATAGATAGTTTAGGCAGTATAGGGGATAAAATGAGTGAAGATTTCGCTAAATTTAGTGTAATTGATGAGGAGAAAAGGATATTAGGAGGGTTTTTAATGACCGCAAATCAACCAATTTACCGTAGGGATGAGGATGGTAGCGAATACTATGTAACATTTACATCTGAAAGTATCAGCAAAATAGTCAACAAACTTGCAAAAAGTGGCAAACAACTGACTTTTAATCTAAATCATGATGATAATCAACCAGTAAAAGGAGCTTATTTGTTAAGCCATTTTATAATTGATAGTAAATTAGGGGTGTCTACACCTCAAGGCTTCACACCTGCTCCCGATGGTAGTTGGTTTGGATATGTAAAGATAGAAGATGAGTCAGTTTGGGAGAAAGCAAAGAAAGGCGAAATAAAAGGATTTAGTGTTGAGGGTTATTTTAACGATAGAAAGTTAATTGATGCTGAACAAAACGAATATGAAACGATCAAAAATAAAATCATTAATAATATGGAATTTAATAAATTAAAAAAGGTCTTGGGAGAAGACTTAACTAACCAACTAAAGAAAGTCTTTAGTGAGGAGACTCCCGTAGCTCCTGCGATTGAATTAGCAGAGACTAAATTGTTAGACGGTTCAGCAAGTGTTAAAGGTACTATCGCAGTTGGCGAATCAGTTACTTTAATTATGGCAGACGGTAGCGAAGTTCCTGCTCCTGATGGCGAACACACTTTAGAGGGTGGAGTTGTTATCACTGTAGCAAACGGAGTAATCGAAGAAGTTGCAACCGCAGAAGAAGAAAGCCCATTGAACGATGAAGCAATGATGTCTAAGGTTAACGAAGCATTAGAAGCTCAAGCTAACGAGTTCAACAATCAAATTGCTGAAATTCACTCAAAGTATGCTAAAGAAATTGAAGCATTAAACGCAAAGACAACCGCTTTATTTTCTGCAGTTGGTATCCTTGCAAAAACTGAAGAAGTTGAAGAAGTGAGCAAAGATGCAAAGAGAAAATCAGCATCAGTAAGCCATTCTCAATTTAGCAGATTAACTGAAATTTTAAACAAACAAAAATAAATAAATACGATGAAATTAAAAAAATTCGCATACGACACCACTGGTCTTCCAGCAGTCGTTAATGACCAATCACTTGAGTTGTTAGTTCGTTCTTTCTACGAAGGCAAAACAGGTGCAACTTTTGCTAAGCAAACAGGTATCAAATCTACTGCAGATTTGCACTACATCACTACTGAATTATTCTACCAAGCAGATACTGCGTGTGCGTTCAACGCATCGGGTAAGACAGGCTTTTCAAAGAGAACCATCACTGTAGGTAAAATTAAGGTACAACAAGAGTTTTGCGCTAAAGAACTTGAGGGTTTTTGGACTGAGAGAGCTTTAAGACCAGGCACCATGTATGACTATATCGCATTTGAACAAGACTTCACTAACTACCTTGTAGGTTTATTGTCTGAAGCTAAAGAAACTGCATTGTGGCAATCTGCAATTGGTGGTTCAGGTGGAGCTAACTTGACTCAATTCGATGGTTTCAACAAGATCATTTTAGATGCTTCTGCAACTACAATCAACGGTAACCCAAGCGGTATCACTACAGGTACAGGTATTACTTCAGCGAATGTTGTTTCTATCTTTGATGGTATGTGGGCATTGCTTCCTGCAAAATTGAAAGGTAAATCTGACTTGCAATTCATGTGTGGTGGAGATACTTTCGACAAATTAATCCTTGCTTTGAAAGCAGCTAACCTTTTCTACTATGATGGTGTGAACGGTTCTGCTTACCAAACTCAAGAATTAATATTGCCAGGAACTGGTATCAAAGTTGTTGCTTACTATGGTTTAGACGGTACTAACCGCATCCACTTGGGCAGAACTTCAAACTTTATTATCGGTACTGACTTGGAAAGCGATGAGGATATGTTCAACATCAGAGAGAACCCAATCTCTTTAACTATGATGTTAGACATCCACTTCAAACTTGGTTGCCAAGTGAAATTCCCTAACGAAATCGTAACCTTTAAATTGTCTTAATCATGGCTTGTTTACTATCAACTGGATTCACATTGGACTGTCGTGATAGTATCGGCGGTGTCGATGAGGTATACATCGGAGAATTAGAGTATTTGAATACCTCTACTTTTGCAACTTCAGCAGGTGCAGTTACTACAATGGCAATGACGGGTGGAAAGAAGTTCTACAAATATGAACTTCGCAGAAACACCGCAGAAGCTAAAGCAGACAACGCAGGCGAGGTTACAAGTGGTAGCGGTTACATTATGCAAAGTGTTGAGTTCCAACTTGACAAATTCGATGTGGCTAAAAGAAACGAGATAAGAGTACTTGCTCAAAAACCTTTAATGTTTATCGTTAAAGACAAAAATGGTTTGTTCTCCTTGTACGGTTCTGAGAATGGTTTAGACCTTTCAACGGGAACGGCAGGAACGGGCAAAGCAGCGAGTGACTTAAACGGATTTGTTTTAACATTCACTGGCGAAGAGAAAACCTATCCTTATGGTATCTCTCAAGCGATTGTTACTACATTAATCTAATCTAATATAATTAATTAAAGGGAGGCTGAGAGGCTTCCCTTTTTTTTTGTACTTAACTTCAAAAACAATATATTAATAGTAATGATTAGACTTGAATTAGGAAGTAATGTGGTTGTATTGACTTTATCTGAGAAGATAAGTATCCCATCTCCTAACTATTTGTTTGAATTTATTAATAATCAAACGCAAATAAAGTACTATTGCATTTCAACTGATTTAAGCCTATATCCTGAAAGATATAATAAGTTTAATATAATCGTTAAGACAACAACTCCAAGTCCATTGGTAGGCGAGATTCAGATACCTTTAGGAGATGAATACACCTATAATGTTTACGAGCAAGTGAGTTCAACTAATTTAGTGCCTACGGGTTTAAATGTGGTTGAAAATGGATTGATGACTTATGACAAAGTAATAACTACCAGAGTAGAGTTAGAATCTACATTAACACGCAAAGCCTATGAGCCAAACTGAGAATACTAAGAACTACGCATTTAGCAAGTTCCCACTTTACGCTAACGAAACCCCGATATTTAGGAAACAACCTAATTCGGTTTATGTTCCGTACGGTAAGAATAATGACTATTCAGACTACCTATCTTATTTATACAATAATTCAGGTATTCATGGGGCAATCATAAAAGGTAAGGCTACTTATATCTTTGGAAAAGGTTTTAAAATTAGAGCCGATTGGAATGGAGACAAGGTCGCACTTCAAAAGACTTTAAACTCGATTAATAGTTCACAAACTGCGGATGAACTTGCAAGAAAGAAAATATTTGAGAGAACTCTTTATGGTGGATGTGCCTATTTAATTGAATGGGATGTATTCGGTAATATAAAAAGTGTGAAGCTTCAACCATTCAACACGATTAGGACCAATGTTGAAAAGTCTGAGTTTTATATTTCTAAAGAGTGGACAAGAGAACAAAGCACCAATGCTAAATGGAAGAAGTCAAACGGTAAGTTACCTGATGACTGTGTAACTTTACCCGCTTTTGACCCTTTGAAAAGAGAGGGCAAACAAATCCTTTACCTAATCGACGATAATCCTGCAAGTGATATTTACCCTTTACCTGAGTATAATAGTGGAGCTACACCGATTGAAACCGATATTGAGTGTAATTTCTTTCAATTAAACAATGTTAAGACTGGCTTTAGTGCAGGAACGATGGTTACTTTCTTTAATGGAACGGCTATAAATGAAGAGGAGCAATTAGAGATTGAACATGGTTTTAAGAGCAAGGCTTCAGGGACGGACAATGCAGGGGAGATTCTATTAAACTTTCAAAATCCAAATACAACTGCTCCCGTAATTAGTCCTTTAAGAAGTAACGAACTTGACAAACAATATGAGCAATTAAGCAAGGATACGATTAATAAAATTCTTTATTCTCATCGTGTTTCTAATGGTTTACTTTTTGGTATAAAGACTCCAGGCGAATTGGGTGGAGGTAGGTCTGAATTTGATTTGTCTTGGGAACACTTTAGCAATACCTATGTGAAGCCAAAACAACAAGAGGAAGAGGAGGATATGAACTATATTCTTAGCCTTTATGGTTTTATTGGTAATCCCGTAGAGTTGACAACCTTAGACCCTATCGGAATAGAGTTAACATCAGATATAATTAGCCGTACAATAGATGCAGATTCATTTGCAGATATGGTTTATGAAAGATTAGGAATTGAGAAGCCTAACCTTGTTAAAAAGGATGACATTTTAACTATTATCAATTCTAATCCTATAATTGCTCCTAAGATTCTTGAAAGTTTAACTACAAACGAGACAAGAAAATTAATAGGTTTACCTGCTATAGTTGGAGGGGATATTTTAAAGACAAGTTTTGAGACTCAAGAGGATTTTATCTTGAATAAGTTTTTAGAGATTGGCGAACCTGCTGAAAATTATGAGATAGTAAAACAATGCTTTGTCTATTCTGATGCTGATAAATTTGCCGTTGAAGATGACCAAAGATTATTGGATGAGATTAAAAAAGGCAAGGCTTATAAGATTTCAGACTTAGCTAAAAAATTAAAGATTAGCGAAGCGGAAGTTTACAAATCTTTAGAGAGATTGAATAAGGCTAATATCTTACAAGTTAAATACACTGAGAGTAACGGAGAGATAAGCATAACACCTGAGGAGATTCAAGAACCACCAACGCAAGAGGTAGGATTAGAAACTAAATGGCGTTATACTACAAATCTAACACCTGCAATAATCGATGGAACAAGAAAGTTTTGTAGAGATTTGTTAACTGCTGACCTTTTATACTCAAGAGCACAGATTGATAATATGCAAAATGTGGCAAATACAAAAGGCTACAACGAAGATGTATTTAAATATAAAGGGGGTTGGCAGACAATCAAAGGAACTGTTACTCATATTCCATCTTGCAGGCATTTTTGGGAATCAGTTTTAGTAAGAAAGAAAAAATAAAATGAGTTTAAAACCTTTATTCGTATCCACCGCCACCATTAAGAAATATGGTGTAATAGAAAACAATGTCGATGACAAGTTAATTGCTCAGACTGTTATAATGGTGCAAGATTTACAACTTCAGCAAATCTTAGGTTCAGACCTTTATAATGAGATAGCCGACCAAATAAACGCATCTACTTTGACAAGTTTGAATCAAACTTTGTTAGATGATTATATCAGAGACTTTATTATCAATGCGACCATTGCTGACGGGGCAATCATATTTAACTACCGATTCTCTAATAAAGGAGTAGTTACTCAAAACTCCGACAATCAACAGCCAGTATCTCAAAGAGAACTTGAATTGATTGAGCAAAAATGGGGCAGGATGGCTGAGTTTTACGGCAAAAGGTTGAGCGGTTATCTATCAGAAAACAACACCTTATATCCATTGTGGATGAGTGGCAATAGTAATGCTCAAGACATTCAATCAAGAGAATTAGGCTACAATACAGGAATCTATTTAGGACGATCAAGAAGAAGAAACAATGAGCGAAAATACTATCCCTACTGCAAAGACTGCTAATAAGAAGATTACAAAGAAGAACTTACAAAAGTTAATGGTGTACATTGAAAAGAAAACTAAATGATAACTAAAAACATTCTCTATAAGTATTTTAAGGACTTTGCAGACAACCATCTTCAAATTAAGGATTATGGATATGGAGACCTATGGGAGATTAGTTCTTCTCAGGCTACAACTTACCCTTTATTTTGGGTTAGTCCGCAACCGTCTAATATTTCAGGTAATGAGATAAGCTACAACTTTAATATTTTAATCGGAGATAGGCTTGAGGATGGCGATGCTAATAAAGTAGAAGTTGAATCAGATACTTTTCAAATTGGGTTAGACCTTTTGGCTACTTTAAATCTTGATAGGGAATTAGACCTGGATAAGAACAATACTTTAACCCCATTTATTCACGACTTTAAGGATAGGATTGCAGGTCATTTAATCACAATTAGTGTATCAGCTCCTTTTGATTACAACGAGTGTGCAGTTCCCACAACGGGAACACCTCAACCACCTGCTTCAAGTTGTCCAAGTGCATTTATCACGATTAACGGTATTGATTATGGAAGTGTAATAAGTGGAGGAACTGAAGACATTTTAGTAGTTGACGGTTCAGGTAACCAAGTCGGCTCACTTGTTAGTGGTAATTGGGTGGTTACATCTTCATGCCCTAACGCTACTGCAGTACTTAAAAATACTGCAGGGACAACCATCTCAACTACAAGTATAGCAAGTGGGGCAAGTTCAAACATAACCGCCCCTGATGCTTCAGCAGTTTTAAAAGACAGTGCAGGTACTACAATTTCAACAACGGCTATCCTAAGTGGAGGAAGTAGTAATATAACCGCTCCCGATGGGAGTGCCGTCCTTAAAAATACCCTTAATACTACTTTATCTACTACAAGTATTTTAAGTAATGGGTCTTCAAATATTACTGCTCCTGATTCCACAATAACAATTAACTCAGCAAGTTTTTCCCCTTATCCAAGTGGAGCAACTTCTAATATTCTTGTAAAGGATGGAACAGGTACTCAAGTAGGTAGTAAAGTAGGGAGTGAATGGATAGTCCCAACTGCAGGGGGTTCTTTTGATGTGGGATTAATTGATAGGTTTGGAAATACTTTCCCTACAAAATCAGTTACTGCGAATGCGACATGGGATTTGCGAACATTAACCCCACAAAACTACGCTGATATTTATTTAAGTAGATTAACAAATCCTCCAACTGGGTCGCAATTAACTGCAGTATACACCTATTTTACTGATATGGTAAGTGCAGGATTATTTCAAGGTTCACAAAAAATAGATTTGTGTATAGGTGGGAATAGTGCTGACCATTCTTGGAATGCAAGATATCCGTTTGATAATAATTCAAGTATGAGGTCAGAATTTATAGGTAGTCCAACTCATGATTCAAACGGGGTTTCTTTAAATGGGACAACTCAAGCAGTCAGAACAAATGCTTATTTGAGATATTTAGAAGATTATAACAAACAAATATCAATCTATACAAGAAATAATATAATAAATGGGGTAACGGGTAGTATTATATTTAATGCTGGGAGTCCATTTACTGCACAAGGTTTTGGAATACTACAAGATAGTAGAAATAGATACTCAACGGAGGGGATAAGTATTGCCCCAAATTTAACGAGTGCTTTAGGGTTGACTTCTTTAAGTAGAGAGAGTTCAACAACAATTAGGTATAGGCAAAACGCAACAAATTTAACTAGTTCGCCATTTACTAGTACCGCAGTTTATAATAAAGTAGGAGATGAAGTTACTATCGGAGCATTTATGAGTCAAGCATTAGCATTTAGTTTATTTAAGCAAGTGAATTATTGCTATTTTAGAATAGGGAATGCTTTAAGTGATGCTCAAGAAACTACCCACTATTCAATTGTTCAGGCTTTACAAACGGCATTAGGAAGACAAGTATAATGAATTACATAGTAATAAATACAAGCGAATACAACGGAGTACAAAAAGGTGTAAATACATTTTATTCAACACCGATTAAGTCAGGCGAACACATAGGAAAGTTTGCGACAAGTGAAAATTCCTTAATTGAATTTCCAGAAATATTTGAAATTATAACTTATGAAACAATTGAGTTAGAACCTAAAGTATTTCAAGTTGACTACACACCACCTACATTAAGTCCTTATGCAGTTGAAATCCCTGAAATATATCAATGGGCATTCCCTGAAGACAAGTTTGTTTTAAGTGGTTTTATAATCCCTTTAGACACTTACACAACTTTAAAGGTAGTAAACCTTGCTTATTTTGAGTGGGCAGAATTTAGGGCAGAATTAGATTCAGGTAATTATGAGGCTTTAAAAAGGTCTTTGATGCCTTTATGGGACTATGTGGCAGAACAAGTGGCAATAGGTAATGTGATTGTATTATGAGGGGGTTAATTTTATATCTGACGGCTTTAATTTTAAAGTCTATTTTTTACCCTATTGGGTTCTGCTATTCAATAGTTTTAACTTTGTTTAAGAACGGCTACCAAGAATTAGACAATTACCTTTTCAAGTGTGCTATTGCAGATGACCAACAAGCAAACACTTACCTGGCTAAATTGTTCAACGATATTTTAATTAAAAAAGGTGGTCATAAGTTTGGGAATCCCGATGAGACTATCTCCAGCGTACTTGGTAAAAACTTTTTGATCAAAAAACTTTCTTTAGTCGGTAGGTTTTTAAATTGGATTCTAAACTTAATCGAAAAAGACCATTCAATAAAAGCAATAGAATGAAACAGTCAGTTAAATTTATATTTTTTTGGTGTTATAGGATTTGGCATGAAAGATTTGAGGAAATTTGTGCCGTTGGTATCTCTTTAGGATTGTCTTCTTTGTGATTTACAATATTATATATATAGTGCATCAACTGAGAAGTCATATGGGGGAGTTATGTGGGACTATTTTGTTTTTAGTCTTAGGACATAACATAGATATGACCGACAAGCTTATTACTTTTATTTTTTCAGTGGGTGCAGGTTTATTTGTTCATATCCTTAAAGAGATAAATATCGGACAAATTTTAATTCAATTATTTAAAAAGAAAAAAAATGACAACAAGAAAGACTAATACACCGAGATATTTAAGCCTAATAAGAAAGGCTATGATTTATTTAGGGGGTGCTACATTCCTACCGATGTTCTTTACAAAGGCAGGAATCCACGATGTTGAGTTTGCCCTCCAATGTTGGTTATCAGGTATTGCAGTTTTACAAATTTACATTGATACTTTTTACCGTAAAGAGAAAGATGTTTACACACCATGATTGACCAAATAACTTTAAACCGAATTGAGCTTCTACACCCGAAGATAAAAGAAGAGGCTAAGGCTTTGTACTCTGAGATATGCGAAACGCTCTCTAATGGGGTTATATGCCGTTTCTCGCACACATTTAGAAGTATTGAAGAGCAAAACGCTTTGTATTCTAAAGGTAGGTCGATAAAAGGGCAAGTTGTAACCAATGCAAAAGGCGGTCAATCGTTTCATAATTTTGGGTTAGCGGTTGACATTGTTTTGATTGTGGACGGCAAGGCAACTTGGGAGAGAGGAACTGATTTTGATAAAGACGGTCAACCTGACTTTATGGAAGTTGTAAAAATATTTAAGAAGTATGGTTGGTTTTGGGGTGGAGACTTCAGAACATTTAAAGATTACCCACATTTTGAAAAAACATTCGGGTTGACAACTAAACAATTAAATAACAAAGAAAGAATAGGTAACTATCCTAAAATATAGTTACATTTGCAAAAGATAATAGTTGTTGTTTTCATAAGTTGAAAGAACCCTCAGTGATGGGGGTTTTTTTATGCCTTATATATTACACATTAAGTCCTATTTTGTAGGCTATTGTAAAGAATATCGGACATTGCAATATGCGATATTAAAAAATATTTTGTATTTTAACTTTAAAATTGTA